GGTGGAGGGCGCCTAGCCATCTCGATCGACTGGACGCGCTGGGACAGCTCACCGCAGTGGGCGAGCAGCGATTACTGGGACTGGCGACCGCCCTGGGTGCGGCCCGCCCGTCCTGGAACCATGCGCTGGGCACTGCAACGGACGGCAGCGCCCGCCCTTGAGCCGGTTGGCCTGGATCTCGCCAAGTGGCACTTGCACGTCACCTTCAACGATGACGATCAGCTGATCGGCTTCCTGATCCAGGTGGCGCGGGAGATCGTGGAGATGGAGACCGGACTCTGCCTCTACACCCAGAGCTGGCAGCAGGTGATGGATCGCTTCCCCAACCTGAATCGCCAGGAATACTGGCCTGAGCAGGGCTACCCGCAGGGGGCCATCATGCTCCAGCGCTGGCCGGTGCAATCGGTCACCAGCATCATCTGGAACGGGCAGGACGGCAGCACCAATACGGTGAGCTCAGCCGACTACTCGGCCGACCTGACCGGTCGCCCAGCCCGAGTCACTCCCAACTACAACAAGTTCTGGCCCGCCATGGGTTCGGTGGCCTTGGTGCCTCAGGCCGGGGTCCAGGTCAACTTCACGGCCGGCTACACCAGCCCCGGCCTCTGTCCGGCGCTAGCGCGCCACTGCATCCTGCTCCTCCTGGGCCACCTCTACATGAACCGCGAGAGCGTGGTCATCGACAACCGAATCGCCGCCATCCAGGTGCCGGACACCGCCCAGCGGATGCTGGATCTCTTGCGCCTGCCTCAAGTGGCCTGAAGTGCCCACGCAACCCTTCAACCGAGGGGTCAGGATCGGCCAACTCGCCCGGCCGCTTCAGCTTCAGGCTCGGCAGACCTCCACCGATGCCGAAGGGCGTCCCCAAGAGAACTGGGTCACGATCGCTCCGCTCTGGGCTCAGGTCCAGCCCCTGACCGCCTCCGAGCATCTCCTGGCCGCTCAGGCCGGCCTCACGGTCAGCCACGAAATCACCGTCTATTGGCAGCCGACGCTGGGTAACGCACCCCTGGCCGGCGGTGTTCAGGGTGGCCACGATCTGCGCCTCATGGAAGGGAAGCGGGTCTACGAGATCATCTCAGTGCTCCCGGTTCAGGACGGTCGCCGCTTCCTTCGCATGCTCTGCACCGAGTTGCAGCCAGTCTAAACAACCGTTCAATTAGTCCATAGTTAGGAGTAGGAAATGGCAGCACTCACCGGTCCCGTCGTCGTCGCAACCGCCGGTGGCTCCGGCTCTCCCCGCGTGGCTCTGCTCTCGTTCCAGAAGGTGACGGCGGCCGATACCTTCGACATGTCCACGCTGACCAACGTGGCGCCCTTCGTGACCGTCACCTCGGCGCTCTTTGTGGCCACCAGCAACCGCACCGCGACCACCACCCTGGCCACCATCTCGGGCACCGTGGTGACCGTGGTCGGAACCGGCATCGCCGCCGACGCCGGCTATCTCTTCGTAGTTGGTGAGTAGTCACACCGAGAGCGAGGATCATCCCTGGACGATTGAGATCGGAAACCACGCCGCTCGAGTTGATTCTCCGGGCTACAGCCGCTCTCGCAAGTTGATGGTAGCGATCTTGAAGACGCTGCCCAATCACTTCCTGGGGGCCGGCATGCAAGGCGGCGAGCTGGTACCCGTCCAGGACCACCATGGAGCCGGCCTGTGGGTGCTCGACACCGATGGCTGGCTGCTCTTCATGGGGCTGGCCGGGGTGGAATGGTCGGCTCAGTTCTGCGCCGATCCGGCCAAGGTCGATCGACTGCGTCAGTACGCTGCTCGTCTACTGGACGCTTTCCCGCTCACCCTGCCCGAGTACGAACGGCTGGGCTACCACGAAGGGGCGACCATCTTGGCCGAACCGATCATCGATGCGGCCGGGGTGGCGCGCTGGACCGATTCGATCTTCAACGCTTCGGTACCGCTTCCGGCTGATGCCCATACCGGAGTCCTACCTAAGCGAGGTGGTCGCCATCACTACCCAGCCCCGATCACCGATATCGACTTCGTACGGCGTGACGACTTCCGACTCTGGGTTACTGATGGTTCAGGCAAGCCGGTCGCAGTGGCTCCGGTGGCTGCCCGAGGTAGCGGGGACGGTCGAGTCCGAGTCCTCTATGCGGAGCCCGGTTCCGTCATGCATCCCAAGCTTGCCGCTCTCCACTCCAAGGGACAGGCCTTAGTCCTCTCGGCCGAGCATCCGCTGGCTCAGCAAGCGTTTGCACAACAGTGAGCGAGGACCCTCATCACAACCTGATCGAGGTGGCCGCTTTGATCGCCGCTCTGACCGACGATCTGCCCGGGGTGGCGCAGCAGATGGAAGCCCTCGACCGCTCCGGGCTGGTGGTGCTGATCGGCGCCTGCGGCCATGTCCGCGATGCCGCCTGGCTCAAGCTCCGGGAACTGGAGGGGAAGTAAAGACTTAGATGAGGCTCTGGAGTATGGCCTTGATCGTAGGCCAGTGATCGAGAATCGCCGTATCTCGATCAGTTACGAAGTCGGGCCGGACTCGCTGCTTGTCGTCGTTTGCTTGCTCGATCTCTTTCAGTAGGGTCGTGATCTCGTCCCACTCGGTCCAGCGGGGAGGACTTGGGATCGGGGCCGGTAGCAACGGTCGCGGGTCGGAGGGACGGTCGGGAGTGTGGTATGGCGGCATTGTGGACTCTCCAATAACTAGCAAGGACCGTAAGTATTGAGCGAGCTCGATAAGCTGCTGATCCTGGCCGGCGCCAGCCTGGCCTTGGGGGTGGTGATCAGCCTCGTGGTCTACCAGCGCAGCTTGAGGCCACCGCTCTTCAGCTCGCGGGAGCTGGCGTTGTTTCGGGATCCGCGGCTGGTGCCGCTGGAGCCGATACCGATTCCAGCAAACTAGCCCGCAGCTTCTCGGCCTCCCGCTCGCGGTGGGCGTTGCCGGCGGCGGTGGCCAGCAGTCCGATCAGCTTGACCGTCCCGATGCAGAGCATGGCCAGCAGCCAGATGCCGGCCATGACCGGAATCCAGATGGCATAGACGCAGGCATAGAAGCAGAGAATCAGCGCCATTCCAAACCAGCCGACCCGTGGCCGTGGTAGCGGCAACAGATAGAACCTCATCGCAATTCGCTCCTCGGCCCATGGCCATGGGCCAGTAAAAAGTTGGCCACGTTGCCGTAGCGCTCCTTGATGACTTGGGCTTCAGCTCGCTTGTCGTGCCCTTGCACAAAGAAAGCCCTGGGGTCCTCGAGCGCTGTTCCGCAACCGCAGTAGCAGAGCCCGACCGGGAAGGCCGTCTCTCTCGGTTCTAGCTCTCTTGATTTCATGTCTTGAATATACCCCAAGACCCTAGGTCTTAAAACCACGGGGAGGGCTTTATGGAAACCGACGCCCTCGCCTCCGACTACCGGATCGCCTACCAGCAGCTGCAGTACGTCGACAAGCAGGCGGAGAAGGTGCTGGAAGCGCTGGAAAGGGATCGGGCGCTGGCGCTCAAGCGCTACCGGCTGGCTCGGACTGCCTTCCTGAAGACGGCCCTGAACGGCGATGACGAGTACCTGGTCGAGGGCGAAGAGGAGCTACCGACATAGCACAAACCACGAGTAGGGCAATCAAGGATTTAGTCGAGACGCTCGGGCTGGGCATCTCGGCCTACGGGGACCGGGCGCCGCAGCTGACCAAGCGCCCTTACGTGGTGGTGCAGGAGGAGCTGGCGCTGGTCCCTGACCCCTTTGAGGACATGAAGGCCACCACCGGAGTTGAAACCTGCCAGGTCGACCTCTATCAGGACTGGCGCGATCTCACCAGCGGCAAGCTGCTCGAGGACTACACGCTGGCTCCCCGCTTACGCCGCGGCCTGCACGGAGCCCGCACCCCGCTGGTGGCCAGCCTGATCGTCTACGTGATCCGCGTCATGCACTCCATCCGGATGCTCGATGAGGCGGGCAACGAGGTCCACCACGCGCTGACTGTGGAGGTCTACCGGGAGCTGTGAGGGTCTACTGCGGCGTAACGCACTGCGGCGAGTACCTGGGCTCGGCCGGACCCTCGGCTGCCCAGATGAACCCCAAACCGGTCTGGCGCATCGAGCCCGGCTGGAGCTGGAACCAGGGCATCCTGGAGCGCCGCGATTTCACGCTGCGTCAGGAGCGGAAGCTGATCCACGAGACCTTCGGGCGCATCGAGTCCCGGGTCAGTGTGGCTCGGGAAGCCAACCTGCCCATCGTGGTGCGCTGCACCAAGTGCCACGGCCTGCGTCTGGTCCAGCCTGACGTGGTGCTGCGCCCGGTTCTGTTGCGTTAGGAAGCTCTACCGCCTGTCGGCTTCCCCTTTTCGTGTCTAAGGCGTAGGCGGACTTATCCGGCTCCGGAACTGGAGCAAGGAGAACTAAATGGCGCAGACCGCACACGTAACCCGCCTCTTTGGCGTCAACGACGCCAAGGTCTACAAGATGCTGACCGACCCGCCGGCAGCACCGCCCACCTACGTCACTCCCGGCATCGACGTGCCCGGCGTGCAGTCGTTGACCGCCAAGCTGGGGATGGACATCAAGCAGCTGCGCGGCGACAACTCGCTGCTGGCAGCGGATGCGGTCTTCAAGGACGTGACCGGCGACCTCAAGTACGCCAAGTTCAGCTTCGACCTGGCCGACTCGCTGATGGACCCGGCCGCCGCCGCCGACTCCGGATCCCCGCCGAACACGCTCAGCAAGATCACGCTCTCTCAGGCCGATACTCCAGCCAGCTTCAAGATCGAGGCGCAGTCGAAGCAGGTCGACTACGTGGGCGGCGACATGCACATGATCCTCTACAAGTGCACAGCTTCCAGTCTCGACATGTTCGGTTTCGATGAGGAGAACTACAACCTGCAGGGCATCTCCTACGTCGCCTTCCCGGTGATCGGAACGCCGACCGGCTTCCCGGCCAACTCGTGGGTGACGGCCGTGGCGAACGAGACTTCAGTAGCCGTGGTGTGATAGTCAACATTAATCGCTACACTATGACCCATGAAGACGTGCTCAAGGTGTGGCGTAGAACAGCCGATCGACCAGTTTTTCCGGAACTACGGACGCCCGACCTCTTGGTGTAAGGCTTGTTACAAACAGAGCAATCAAGCTTGGCACTCTCGAAATAAGAGGACTCGGACGGAGTATCAGGTGATCTATAACCGGGCTCGGCGGCTCGGTATGACGTACGCGGAGTATCTGGCGCTAGGCGAAGATCCAGGGAAGCAGTGCGCTATCTGTGAGGCGAGTCCTGACGACGTACGTAACGGCTCTTGGTCGAACGGGCAGGAGCAACGCAGGCGACGGCTTGCCATCGATCACAGTCATACCGGTGGCCAGCGCCGCGGGTTCCTCTGCCAGAGCTGCAATCAAGCTCTCGGAATGGCGGGGGATAGTCCCGAGCTACTCAGGAAGATGGCTGATTATCTGGAGAAGGGCGCAGAGTTCCCTGTCCTGGGCACCTACAAGTCTCGGCCAGTGATCTTCAGGCGAGAGAGCGGGCGAGGTGGGCCGCAGACATCCGTGTTTGTCGCCTGCAGCGTGGAAGGCTGCGGTCAGCCAGTCCATGCCCGAGGTCTCTGCGGGACGCACTACGCCCGTCTGGAGCGTACTGGCACGACTGCCGATCCGCCACGAAGCCCTGAAACCTGCTCCATCGAGGGCTGCGATCGCCCCTATCGAACCAGTGGCTACTGCGCGCTCCACTACAAGCGATTCAAGCGTCTAGGCGACGCCACCGCAGGCTGGGTGGCTCCTAGCCAAGCTGTGACCCACTGCCAGACCTGCGGTCAGGAGTTGAAGTCCTACCGCACCACCCAACGCTTCTGCTCAAAAAAGTGCCGGAACACTTGGCACCAGCAAGCACTACGCGCACGTCTAAAAGGAGAAGGCCCTGATGGCCAAGACCGACGAACCCCAGTCACCAGCGCCTGAGCCGGCCGCGCCGGAGACGGAGCCCAGTCTCTTCCCGCAGTCGCTGAGCGAGACGGTCGACGCCATCGGTTATCGCCGGAACACGCTCCGGCTAGCCGAGCAGGCGGTGCTCGACGCTCAGGCTGAGCGAGCGCGGATCCAGAACGAGATCGATGTGCTCAACAGCCTGCGGGCGCTCCACAACCAGCCGCCGCTCTAGATGCTCGAGCCACATCAGGAGGGACCGAAGCTGCTCGCCCGAGGACGCATCATCGTCCTCGGCGGCAGCCCGGTTCCGCTCAAGTTCGACAACGAGGCGATCGAGATACTGGAGGAGCGCTGGGGCTCCATCAACGGCTTCGCCCAGGAGCTCCAGAAAGGCGGCGACGGCAAGATGTTCACCTGCATCTTCAGCGCCATCTCCGCCTGTGTGCGTGATCTGCCAGGCGGCGTCAAGGCGCGCGACCTCATTGATCTACAGCGCTTCCCGGAGTACGCCACGGCCATCATGGAGGCCTTCCAGGAGGCCATGCCCAACGTTGGGCAGGAGGAGGCGAGCGGGCAGACACCGGACGCCCCTTTAAGTGGCGAAACCTCCTCCATCGTGCCGTCGTCGTCTGGGGGCTGGCACCCGCCGACTTCTGGGCCATGACGCTGGCCCAGGTCTCGGCCCTAATCGAGGTGGAGATGGAGGTGGCCGAGCGCGAGCGGCGGCGCGCCGAGGCGCAGCGCTCGGCCTGATGGGCGGCTACTCCATCAACGTCGACACCAAGGCCTTCGATGCTGCCCTGCCGGCGGCCGTCGATGAGCTGGAGGCGATCAGCGAGGGCTACGTGGTCGGGGTGGCTGACAAGGTGGTGGCGCTGGCCAAGGGCTTCGCGCCCAAGGGCAAGACGCTCAAGCTGGAAGCGGCCATCCACGCCGAGGCTCCGATGCGGACGCCGCGCGGCATCGAGATCGACGTGGGAACCATGGGCAGCGGGGTGCGCGAGGACATCTTCATGGAGTTCGGGACCTATAAGGATCGCCCTCGCGCCTTCATGCGCAAGGCTCTGGCCGTGGCTGCCGGAGCCTCCGGAGCAGCCGTCTACGCGGCTCCCCAGGGCTCCATGCTGGCTCGCCGGCTACGCGCGCGCGCCCATATACGTAAGCAGGTGCGCAGAGGCCAGATGACGCCAGCCGTGGCTCGTCTGGCCAGCTATACGGTCAGCCAGCGGCTGCGCACCCGGCGCCGGCGGAAGCCCTAATGCCCCAGCTGCCCGATCTCCGCGCAAAAATTAAATTAGATTTTGCGGACCTCAACCTCACGGCGGCCCAGGCCAAAATCCTCGGAGAGGTACTCAAGAACGAGCTGGGGGGCAGCCGGGGCTCCGAGATCGACGCCTCCATGCGCAAGATCGGGGCCAGCGTCCAGGACACCGGCAACAAGATGGACCAAGCCGGCCGCGCCTTCGTCAAGTTCGGCCAGGACGGCGAGGTGGCCACCCTCCGGCTGAGCTCCTCGACCGCTAAGACCCGGGCCGACTTCGACAAGCTCGAGGTGCGCACCCGCGCCCTGGGCCAGACCCTGGACACCGAATTCCGCAAGGGGACCACGGCGGTGGTCAGGCTGACCGAGGACGGGGACGCCGCTTTCACCAACCTGAGCCGGACCATGGGCCAGGCTCAAGGCCAGCTCGCCGCCACCGGCACCGCGGCTACCCAGGCCGGCGGCGGCATCGCTGCCATGGGGGTGGCAGGAGCCGTCCTGATCGGCGTCGGGATCGCCCTGGCCGCCACCCTGGCCCCGCTGGTGGTGACGCTGGGCGCCTTCGTACTTGGCGTGGCCGCGGTGGCAACCGTGATCACGGTCGGGCTGGGCGCCATCCTGGCGCTGGCGGCCGGCATCACCTTCCTCGCCATTCAGACCCAGGGCTGGATGGCGACCACGCAGACAGTCCCCCAGGCCCAGCAGGCGGTGAC